GTAACATAACGGCTTGTTTCCCACCCTTTTCTCTTCCACCCTTTATCGTCCAATAACCACCTGCCGTCCTCGTAATACTCTACCCAGATATGATTCTTTCCGTAGAGCGTCCCTCGGCAAGTTCTGAACCTTATGTCTGTTGTCTGGTAATACTTCACTCTCTCTACGGCATAGTCAACACATGTCGCTTTCTTCTCGCATCCGAACAGGCTTACACACAACGCCACGGAAAGGACGCAAGCCATAATGATATTAAGTGCCAGATAGTATTTTATCTTCATCATACGAAAGCTATCTCATGCTCCACGCCCGCCCCATCCTGAAAATATAGTTTGTTGTCGGACTTACAATATACTTTTCCATGGTCTGCATCCGCTGTCGGAGTAGCAGTTTCTTTAATGCAAAGAACGCCATCGCCCAAAAGAGCCAAGTCATAGTTAGCGGAAAGCGTAGCCGCATTGATGCTCACATTATCGTTGCCCGCATCTACGACAAGACAGTTCGCATTGCCATTGCCTTCCACCCTAAAGTCAACATCTGCTCCCGCCTCGTTTATTACAAACGCTGTGGTAGCTGTCCCGAAATCAAGATAAGATATGCTGTCCAATTGACAGAAAGTTGTTAAATATTGAGCGTTCCCGCCATCCCTTAAAAACAAACCTGCTGCCCCAGTTCCCTTACCTTTTATCTCTACGATTGAATCTGCGTTAGTTCCTTCATTGCTCATTAGGAACATCTTCCCATCCAACCACTTCATATACGCATCTGTTCCGTCATGGAGAAAGCCGATCGTGTCCCCGTTCTGCGTAAATGTCGCTATGTTGCCAGTCGTGTTCGCTCCACCTATTCCAAGCGTTCCTGCAATAAGCGTCCCTACATATGAAATCGTGCCTGTCGTTTTGTTATTTACCAAGTTTACCCCGCCATAGACATTAAGCGTCCCTGACTGTCTATCGAGGTCATAAGCCAACGCTCCTGCCCCAGAATAAGTCCCGCCATGGATGTTAATTATCCCGCCAGAGTTCCTCACACACCCGTGAGCCGTGCTTGAAGTTGAAAACAGGTGGCAATCTTCCAGATTAAGCGTTAGCCCTGCCGCCCCAGTAATAATCAGGCAATTCGCTACTGTGGAATTAGATTCATACCCATAGCATCTACGAAATGTAACAGTTGTCGTTGTTGCCGCATTTGAATAAAACAAAGGCTGAAAACCGCAATTCCCGTTTGAGGTGTATATTAAATCTTCAACGAGAACATTTGCCCCTGCCGTAGCCCTAATCGTATAAAACGAGTTCGTCCCGCTATCGTTAGGCGTAGCATCTATTTTTATCCTTCTCATCGTTGCCGTATCGCCAGCTACATAAGCAATATATCTTGTTGCCGCTATGTCAACGGACGGCTTGTAGCTAACAGTTAAATCCGATACTTCCGCTCCAGTTGACCCATCGAAACGCATTATTATCTCTACGGCGGCGGTAGTAGATATTGTCGTTCTATCTATTCCCTGACCCCTCAGGTAGACTTTTTTGTTTAAGGTTATTTGCCCGTCAACTACCCAGTCCCCCGCCGCAAGTTCGATAATATCTCCGCTACTCGCCGCTGTTATAGCCGCATTGATAGCTGTTTGCATGCTTGTGCCAGTTGAGAATGGGACATAAATCACATTACCAGTAACCCAGTCCAACGCCCCACTAAGGGCTACGGGAGAGCCACATAATCCGATAGCATTATTCCCTGCATCTACAAAAAACATATTCTCGTTAGTGTCAGATTCGATGCGGAAGTCGACATCTGCTCCTGCCTCGTTAAAAACTGCTCCAGTTGCGGATACTGTAAACCCTAAACAAGATAATCCCCCAGTCAGCGTCAACGCCTCAGTCGTTTCATCGAAATAGCTTGTCTTTGCATCCCCAAGGTATATCTTACCTAAAGTCGTAGGCGATCCGCCGCCAGTTAAAGATGTCGAGGAAAGAACAAGATTAGAGGCGTTCCCGGTCCCGCCATAGATAACGCCATCCTGAGAATCCTCGGTAGAAAGAAATAAATCTATACCATTTATCAAAACGCCATCCGCGACAGCCCCACCTGCAAGATTTTCCCCTATTCCAAACTTAGCTGATCCGCCATAGTAGAGCTGAACGCTATAATCGCCACCTAAATCCGACATTTGTATTTTAATATCGGATGTTGTCTTATATATAAGAACATCTGTTATTGATCCCGAAAAAGTCAAAGAATTGGCCGTTATATCTCCGCCGGTTACAGAAAAAGTCCCGTCCGTAAGCGTAGTGCCGGTAATCGTTCCGCTTACGTCCAAAGCGGTCGCCGGAGTGTTCGTCCCTATGCCGAGTCGGTTATTTGTATCATCCCAGAAAAGATTACTGTTATCCTGCGACAGCGCTCCGCTTGCTCCGATAAAGGGTATCGATCCTGCGGTCAACCCGAAATCCATATCTTTCGTAAGCATTTTCTTGAGCGTTCCGGCACTTGCGTCATATACCATAAGGTAGTCCGCGTCACCGTCCGGACCGGATATCGCGTCCAGTCCGTTTATGTCCACACTTAGAGTTCTATTCTCTGATAAATCTCCTCCTCCGGTAATCCCTGACCCGGCGGAGATCGTCGTTGTCTTAACCGCTTTAAGCCCTAATGCCGTATTGAGATCCGTCTGGTCTGCCAGCGTGCCGGTTATCTCGCCCCACAATACGGGAGCGAAAGCGCTGGTTCCCTGTACGACCTTGACTTTTATGAGATCAGATGCGCTTATTTTTACGTTTATCGTATCGCCCATTTTACGTAATCCTCCTCGTGATATCCTCAAGCACCGTAAAATTCCCCTTGGTTACGGTATATATCTTCCCGACGGCTGACTTGTACTGTACATCGTAATAGTAGGTCCCCGGGGTAAGGACGTCCGTCTCCGTATCCGCAACGGAAACAGTAGTCTTCCCGCCAGTAGGATCCGTATGAGATGTAACCGTCTTCGAGATCACGGCATCGTCATCATCGTCGCTTTCGTTCTCTTTGACCGTAAAAAATACCGTAGCCCCGGTTATATCAATGGCGACATCATCCTCGTCGGTAAAGTTAAGCTCCAGTGTATAGTCATCGCCTCTGTAACATTCTAAGTTATCCATATTTATAGCCTCCCATATTTATAGCTTTATAGCGTTATAGCTCTTTTACGCTTAGAACCCTCTGTCCGTCTGTTGATCCTCTCTGTGAGGCCGACGTTCCGGCTTTTTTCCACTGGACTTTTATTGTATGCTCGCCCGCGGAAAGCTCTCTTATCATATGCAGGGACACCGTCCCGATATCCCCGGATCCTCCGTTTCGTGTCGATCGGACATAATCCGTGCCGTCAATATCAATAGTGATAGCGGGGTTTCCGGAAACGTCGCAAAACGGAGCTGAGAAGTTGATCTCTACGGGTCTACCGTTTGAAATGAACTTTATCATCATATCGGTCATGTCTGTATAGTCCGACTCAGTGGTAGAGATATCGTCATCACCTTCGACCTCTATAACATTCGGGCTTCCCGTGCCGTTTTTGATGTTACCGATAAACCCGGCCGCCACGTCTAAGGCGCTGGCCGTGCCGTTATAGAACCATCCTATTTTCTTGTAATGCGTGCATCCCGTAGGCGCTGAATCTGATAGCGAAAAAACAAAATCAATGTCCGTGCCGGAAGTATCGGCAACGGCATATATGTAGTAAAAATCAACCGCTAGGGCCCCGGTATCAAGCCCGCTGGCCGACAAGGAAAAGACGCTCGCGTTACTGCGAAGCTTCTTGACGGATCCGGCCGCATTCGCGATTATAGCGGCTCCGATCCCGATATATATTTCGTCATCGTCTTTCTTGTAGCACCTCAGCCCGACGTAGTTTTCCTGCAAAATCTCAAGCACCGACAAGTTATGGCTTTGCGCCGCACCGGAAGCCCCCAGGAACGTCTGTATAGCTTCGACCTCATCGTATGCCGTATTTACGTTAACGGCCTCCATGTACGTCGTCCCGTCTATAAGAGCTGTAAAAGTCTTTTTGCTTGCTGGAAAATCACTCATGTGTCTATCCCCTTCGTCTTATGTTATCGGTTAATAGGTCAAGCCGTTTCAGCTTAGCCGCGGTCTCGTCCGTAGTGCCCCCAAGCGATAGCTCAATGTTGAATCTGCCGTCGGTGTTCGATAGCGTGTACTGGATAGAATTGATCTGGTCCTGGTATCCGCCGCCGCCACCGCCCCATATCGCCCCACGTCCGCCGGACGCTATCTTTCCCCATATCCAGTCACTTCCACCGTTGGCCAGAGTTCCCCAGATCCCGGCAGTTACGCTATCCTCGTCGTATTCCGGGTCATAAATAGAGACACGACCCAGCGGTAACGTGTCCTCGAACCGGAAGTCAGTGTTCGGAATCTGTATCTGCATGAGATATTTCGGTGAGCTCTTTTGCTGGAGCTGTGCTGTAAGGTACTGGTCCGCAACGCTCGAAGTCACGATCGATGAGTTGACAACAAACTCTTCGGCCAGAAAATACGCGTACTGGCTGTCTGTGCTCTGCGCCGTCTTACGGTACGGTGATCCGGATACGATACCGCCCTCAAAATATATCTTATTGACAAGCTGTGAGTAATCAACCTTGCGGCTTAATACGGCGATATCCGACCCGACGATGAACTTCCTCCGGACAGATGTATTCTGCGTTCGCCAGAAAAACGCCAGGTTCTCATCGACCCCATATTCGACATCACCCAGAAGGTCCGCCAGCGTCCTTAAGGTTTCCTGGACGGAAGTCTGGAACTCAAGCCGGTCCGCGTTAAATGTCGACACGTCTATTGTGCCTTTACTTATAGCCGTGTTCGGGACAATGAACGTGTCCGCGATATTATCTACTATGTCGTGGATATCGTAGCCCTCATAAGCAATGAGATCGCCTCCGTCCTGGACCATTATATATTTCAAGAGATCCCAGTATCCGCGTACATCGAGCGATATCTCCTGGCCCATTTGCAGCTTAGGCGTCGCGGTCGCTACCCATCCGCGATATACAAGCTTACTCCCGCCGGCGTCGTTATCCTCGAGGCGTATCTGTATGTCGTCCAAAGCGTTAAACGTTATTTTACGGTACGGCATTTTAACAGTGACTTTAGCCCGGCCGCACCCGCCTTTACGGTTCCATATCCAGTTGACACTCGATACGAATGGCGTAAGATAAGCCTTCAGGTTCCCGGCCTTATCTCTCAATTCGATATTGTATTTCGATGCGTTTATAGTCATAATTAAAACCACGTATCACGCCAGGACAGCGTTATAGCAGCCCCGGCGGTTCCTGTGTATTCGATCGCGTTGACTCCCGGTGATAGTAAAAGGAAATCCCCTTCAAAATACTGATGGGCGTCGGACCCGTCGTTTGTAACGACAAAATCGTCGTCTGACACAACTCTATTATCTATTATCAAAACATCAGCTGCGGCTACATCGCCCCGGAACTTAAGCGTCTCGCCCCTGGTCGTATTCTCTATCTGTATGTCGTCGGATATTCCTCCGGCCGGAGCGACAAGCGATATCTTTACCCTGGCCGGAGCGTTCCCGGAATTTGTTATGTTGTATCCCACTCCGGAAGTCGGAGTTTTTGTGTCGGTCTTTAATGTCTCGCTACGCCAGAATGGATACTCCGCCAGGAACGATGCCTTAAACTTGTGTATACGGTTCAGCTGTGACGAGATAGCCTGGAAACTCTGTATCTGCGCTTTAAGGAAACGGTCCGAATCTACCGTAAATTTCTGCTTACCCGTGAATAACGCGGCCTTCAGGGTATCAAGTTTCGCCAGGGTAGCGGCGTAATTCGCACCTATAAGGTGTCCCTGCACGCTTATAGTAAGAGCTTTCCGCTTTGCCTCTTCAGCAACAGACCCGTCCATCTTAGGGATATCCACGCTTTTTATAGGCAGAGATTCCTTGACATCGATGTCGCTTATAACAATGTTTTCCCCGGATCCGCCGGCTTCGTCAAACTCAAAGCTCCCGAACTTCAGCTCAATAGACATATTTATATCCTCTCTTCTTCCTCGGCGATCGCCTGGGATACATGCTCCGCTATCATAGCCCCGATAGCCCTGGCCTGTTCTTCCGTTGACATCACTGGGTTGTTGACAACGATCTCGATGTTGTTAATCCCTCCGCCTCCAACCCCAGCGCCTCTTCCCCCGACAACAATATCTCCGCTTCTTATCGCATCTGACATTGATCTTGGAAAAACCATCTCTCCTGGCGTGAGCATTGCCGGCACGCTGTCCGTACCCTCGGCAAAGCCCTGCGAAGCTATAATTCCGATTTGCGTGGCGCCCATAGCCGCTGTAGCGGCTGCAATACCAATGTTCATCGGAAATGGTAATTCGGCATAAGCTCTCATTACTGCTGTAGCCGTGTTTATAACAGTCTCTCCTATCCTAACCGCCTGCAACGCTATCGCCATGGACCGGCTTTCCTTAGCCCCCATAGCAAGCGTTTCTTTAAGCATATTCAGAGAATCTGTATATATTATTTTCTGGTTTTTCGAGTCCTCTTCCCTGATCTTACTCATAAGGTCTATTTCAGACTTCTGAAGCTTTATTTTGTATTCGGAAAGTTTTTTCTGTGTATCCTGGTCAATCCTGGCGCTTTCCAGGATAACGTCTATTTTTTCTTGTTCGTTCTGCACAAAAAACAGTTTATCTTCAAGATCGGCATTTTTCTTCCAGTCGCTAGTCTCCTGGATGATGGCGTTTATGGTGTCGTTCCCTGTGGTTATAATATCCGCCTTTTGAACCCAGAAGTCGGTTTCCTGCTGTAATAGCTGTTCTTTCTCGTTCACGTTATTCGATACTTGCGAGGCATCCTGCCCCGCGGACCCGGCTGCTGTGGGATCCAAAAGATTACGGCTGAAGTCAGCGCCCAGGTTAACAACCTCCGATAATGTTTCCCTTAAGTTTCCGATTCCTGCGCCGATAATGGCCTTTCCTATGCTATCAATAAAAGATTTCGTACTTTCTTCGAGGTTGGCATATTCGGACCTAAGCGCCTGATTAGCTTCTGCAAGGGCCAATACCGCGGCTGTGATACGATTATATGAGGCGATAATCTCCGGGCTCTGAGTAACCCAATCACCGATAGACCTTAGAAAATCTGACAAGGCGTTATTGAGCTGTTTCTGGGCCCCGGCGAACTCCGTAACATCAGCCTCTGCCATTCCGCCATATTTGCTTTTTAATAAGTCCAAGGCATACGCTGTTTTCTCGGCCGCGGTCATGTTTTTGAGCTGTTCGTTTGAGCTAGACCTGAGTTCCCCGATATATCGCCCGAGCATTTCGACATTGCCCTGCATTGCCATGCCGACGTATTTCGATGCGGTCGAAAGGTCAAAGAGCCCGGCAGAAGCCATATCCATGGCTATTTTAGCCCCTTCCATAGCCTTACTTACGTTATTCGTATACGGGAGAAGATCCTGGAGAAGCTTAAGCGTAGCGTTATTGTCGTATATTGTTTTCGACTGCATAGCGTCCGTAAACGCTATGATTTCATCCTTGGAGTCGGCCCAGGATTCACCCGCATTCTCTACGGCTACGGATAATTTCTTGACGGCAAGGTGATATTCCGACGATGCAGTGATAGCCTCATTAAGCGCCCCGGTTATCGCGCGCACAGCAACGACGGCGGCAGTAATTGCGGCAGTTGCAGCGAGCCAGTTTTCCTTAAGGACCGCCCCGATATTTTTATTAGACTTTGTTGCCTTTTCCGCTTCTTTATCCAGGTCCCTGATACCCTTCATCATCTGCTGAAATTCTTTCTGGGCTTTATCAGTAGCCTGGATAACTATGTTTAACGGGACTGTAGACATGTTACTTCCTCTTATTCTTTATTTTTTCAAATTCCTCGCGCTGGTGCAGATTGATACAGTTCTCTATATGGTCAAGCGCCTGTACCAGTTTAGCCGGCTGTAACGCTATCCCGCCTGAAAACGGAAGCGTTGTGAAGTTCTTTGATATCCGATACAGCTTTATCATCGCAACCGTCTCCGGGGTTATAAGCTTTACCGGGCACCGCTTCAGAACTTCATCGTTGAACATGAACCCGGTCGGCGAATCTTCCTTGCAGCCTCGCGCTTTTTTCTGATATTCCGTGCAACTTTGGCAGTCCAGCTCCCGTGGGAGAAAGACCGCCATCATCAGTTTTTTTCTTCGCCATCCGAAAGAACGTTATATTTCATTACCTCGCCAGCAAGCTGCATGTATATTTTATTGAGCACGTATACCTGGACGGTCTCTTTCGACACAATGTTAAACTTTATGCCGTCAAGCTGGACTTCTTCCGTCTTGAACTCGACCGGTTTCCCATCCGGCCAGGTTATATCGCTATGCCCTTTTACGCCCCACCGTAGATAATCGACGTATACGCCGTATATCGCTCCGGATTCACGCTCTATGTCGACCTTTCCGATTGCCTGGAGTTTGGCCTGGAGCTCAATGAATTTGATATAAGGCACCGTACCGATCTGGAACTTTGCCCCGGATATTTCTATCGTCTTTGTATCGTTCGGGTTTATCGCTTTTAACATTTCTTTCTCCTTGGGGTTAGGTGGAGCGGGCTAACCCCAAAAAAGCCCGCTCCCGTTGCCAGCAACGTTTTTACGCTTAGGGGTTACTCGAACTTAAACGCTATTTCGTCATTACCGCTTGACTTCGCAAGCTGCGCCTTTATTTCTTCGACCGTACGGCCTTCTTTATCCCCGGGCGTCATTTCAAGGATGTTAAGCGCCGGGGCCGTAATCGTAACCTTGCCCGTACCGGTGCCTATATCCATCGAGAACGCTCTTGGGGTGGTAAGCCAGTCTGTCCTAAAATCATAATCCGCCACCAGCACCTGTTCGGGATTAAGTTCGATCGTGGGCTTACGGCTTATGATCTGGATATCATTGACGCCGTAGACTCCGGATATAGACGGCCCGACGGATACTTCGTTCCCCATATCGATAGCGACCGACTGGACAATGAGCCCGGTATCCGCGTTAAGCGATAATGTCTGCGACGCTACCTTCTGCGGGGTTACACTCTGATACGTTGGATCCCCGGGAGCGGCTACGTCCGTCGGAGCGTTATATTTCCCGGTGAAAGTGAACTCGATATACGCGAGCTTTCCTGCTTCCGCTGTAAGCTTAAATGTCCCCCTTGCTCCGGTCAGCTTCTTGAGTACCGCGCTTCCGGCATTGTCCATCGCGTAATGATAGATCGTCACAGACTTATCATTGACGCTTACGGGGCTATACACAACGCTCGAGCCGGCTGTTACGGTCTCGGCCATGCCGCATGCCTCGAGCAGGTCCCCGATCTCGGGAGCGCTCCCGGCAGCCGAGGATCCTCTAAGCTCGACCTTGAAGGTTATTTCCGTTGTCCTCGCGCCGTTTACCGAGGCCATCTGCCCGATATCTTTCGCGGACGGATTACGTTCGATCTCCTCGAAGTTCTCTTTGACTTGCGGCTCCATTACCAGGATCGCGTTAGAACCTACCGTCGGAGAAGGGTCTACTCCGTAAGTAGCCTCTTCTTTCGCCAGCAGGAGCTGTTTTTTGAGTAGAAACATTTTACTTCCTCCTTGTTCTTGTTACCCCTTGTTATATAGTCCTCTCCTGCCCTATTGCTCAGAGAACTTATACTCTTGTCTTTGTCGTCTGCCTATACTGTATTTCTATGTCCATAGTAAACGCCCGGTGCGGATAATCCCGCCAGTCGTACTCTACGGAGTTTATGATCGTATCCGTGACCACGCTTCCAAGTGTCGGGTCTACGCTTAACACTTTGGCCAGATCATTCTTAAGGTCCATGATGCCTTTAGTGTCTCCGCTTCCAACGATCTGCTTTTCCTTAGACATGACCTTTATGATCCCAACGACTGAGACCATAAGCTTTACGTCCGTCTGCCCCGTAAATCCAGCCACCGTTTCCGGCTCGCTTAGCGGCTCAACGATAAGCACCGGAAAGGACGTTATCCCTTCCCTCACGCCTTCGAAGACGCCTTTAACGTATTCCAGCGTTTCCCCGGGTTCGATCGCGGCTTCGAGCGTATCAATTAAAGCTGTCCATGCCTGTTGCGGTTTCGCGCTCATTTTGATTTATTCTCCTTTTCCATTGTCTGACAAATGATATCCACGACCCGGACTTGCGTCCTGTCTCTGGTACTTGACATATAACGCGTTGCCGGGATCTCAACCTGGGATTTTAAGACGAATAACGGGATACTGTTACCCCTGCCGCTTTTCTGGAAAATAATAAGCGCCCCTGATGCCGTTCGTCGAACGTACGTATTACTGAAATCCCTGGCTCTCCCGCGCGGCGCTCCCCCGGCTGTCTTAGCGGCCTTAAGCGGTACCGTTAAGTATTTTGCGTTCTTCGGCCGGATCGTTCCACCTGTCTCGAGTATGTTCGCGTAAGGGAGTCTAGTCCCTCGTCTTACTCCGCTACCGATAACAGCAATAGGCCCGTCAGAATCTTCCCTTAGTTCGCTCCCGATAGAATTACTTAGCATCCCGGTCCTTGCTTTCAGCGGGTTTCCCGTGGTAGTCGCCTTTTTAAGTTCGCCCTCAACGGCTATCATGGCAAGAGTAAGACCTTTACGGTAAGCCTTTCCGCCCATTGCCGGGCTCATCGATGTCAGGATCTCGATGATCCGCTGGATATCGTCTTTGCTGAACTCAAACCCTATGTTCATATACTGCGACTCCTGTACCTGTTTATAACCTGCCATGCCTGCTTGCGAAGCCTTCCGGGTCGGTCCGCCGCTACCCCGTCAGCCCCTTCCGAAGCGATCGCGAATATCGCTCCCCTACTCTCGAGATAATCAGCGCCAACGAGTTTTATCAACGCCATTCTTAGGTCCGCTGGCACACCGTCAGCCGTGAATCCGGCCGTGTATGTGATTTTGATATTCTTGGTCCCAGCCATGAATACCCCTTCTGTATAGTCGATAATGCCAGCGGATATACCGTTATTCTCGCCATATACGAGGTCTGCCACTGGTATAGCGGTACTAGCGCCATATACCCGGTCCGTGTCGTCGTATACAGAAGATATCGCCGTTATGGGGTATTCCTTGACTATGAGCTCGTCTGTGCCGTCTCCGTCGTAGTATTCTGTCCTTTCTGCGCTTTCGAAATCCCGTCCGCACCTGTTCTTAACTTCGGACTCGACCGACTTCATCGCCTGCAATATGGCGCTGTCCTGGTCGTTCTCATCTATCCCGAACGCTTTCTTAACTTCATCAAGCTTTATCAGCATATCTAACCGTCCTTATAATTTCTTCGAGGCGTTTCGCGCTTTTATCCCACGTGAACTTTTCACTTATACGATAATGAGCTTTTTTCCCGCGTTTAACGGCTTCTTTGTAGTTCGTAGCCACGTTTATCATCTGCTGCATCATCGATCTCGTATCCGGAACATACCCGTCGGTCTTGAGATCGTAATTCTCGAGCTCCTGCTTCTGTATGCTATAGTCGATAGGGTACCCGACTGTCTCGTCAAAGAAATCGGCGCACCCTGTTACCGGAGTCGCTACGCACGGGGCCCCGGTTGCCATCGCCTCGCATAGGG